TTTATCGTCGTGAGTAAATTCCGTGTGTCTAGTTGAAGGTCTCCAACTTGAAAATTTGCTGTAAAAACGTTCCTTCTCAATATTTCGATTTTCAATTTCCTTGAAGCGTTCAATTTCAGAACAGCATACCATATATTCGTTCATTCGGTCATTGAGTGTTTGCATTTTTAATTCGTGCATTCGTAATCTCACAAGATCAATTGCGGGATCATACATCGAAGAGTCTTCTTCTCCGTAAATTTGGTGTACACGAAGAGTTTTGAGAATGATACCCAGATCCCTGAAGCTCATGTCGTAAATGGAGTGATTGTTTTTTTGGTGCATCCGGACACCGCATCTCTTGTTGGATGACCTTTTTCCAAATTTCGATTTGGATGTCTGTACACAGAGATCTCGTGGCTTGACAGAACGCAAGGCGGAAATCATGGGTCGTGCAACCATCTTGCATTATATACTCACTAATCCTTTATAAGTCTTTGGAAATTGAAGTGTAATCTCTTCACCAGCCTCGTTTATGGCCGTGACTATCTCGTAACCTTCTTTGGTATGGTCGGTTTTTATGTCGTAGCTGATTGTCTTAGGAATAAAAATGTTAAATAATCTGTCGTATAGACTCATTCTTCTTTCTTCTTACTGAGATGTTCTTCTTCGAGTTTTTTCTTCTCACTCTGTATAGTTCTCAGAAATCGCTTAGGATGCTCTGAAAGAGACGCCCACCTAAAGTCGTCGATTGAATATTCAATATATTCCGGTACGTGTGCTACAAACACAAATACACCCTTTGCGACCCTGAAGATCCAAGTTGTCGCTAAAGCGTAACAAAACGCTCGTGGATAAAGCCACCACATATACGTGTTTATGTTATGCTTTTTTTATCTAACTTAATTACAAGATGAATCTTCATGAAGTACCGAAGAAGATCCAGTACATAACAGTCGATTCAGAATTCGTAAAAGGATCAAACAATGCATTTACGATTGATTTTTCTTTAGATTCAAATGTACACATGGAAGACATGACTAAAGTCATAGGATTCAAAATAGTTGACTTTTATGTGACACAGGTTGGGGAGAACGATTCAAATGGAGCAACTGATGTATCAAAATACATAGATGTTGTGTGTGAAGATATACCAAAACGAGCACAAATACTCGATGAAAGAAATGGACAAATACTCGCACGCATACCACTCGAGAGAAGTTTTACAGGGAGTAACTCATTCATAATGAGGGATAAACAATGGAGATCATTTCACAGAGAAACCTCTCTATTTAACCCTATATCAATACAAAAAACAAATTTCAAGTTATACGAATCACAAGGAGATGGAGACTATGAATTACTTAAACCAAGTGTATCATTTTATATGATAATTGAAATAACAACTATAGACGTAAAAGAAAAACCAAGAAACAAGGAGGTACAGATATTACAGGCGTTAGATCGTCTGATGGACAAAATAGACGACCTTAATCATAACGTTAAAAAATTACCAGATGCAGAACAATTGGAGAAAGCTAGAAAGGAAACAAAGAAATACCCATTTAGCTATCTCATGGTGATGGTAGTGTTAATTTTAGGAGGTGTATATTACATTACTTCAAAACAGTCTCCCCAGTCGCAACCTTCTTTTTAGTCGTCTTTCGGACAACCTTCTTCACAGGCTTTGGAGCTTCCTCAACTGGAGCTGGAGCTGGAGCTGGAGCTGGAGCTGGAGCTGGAGCTGGAGCTGGAGCTGGAGCTGATTCAGCCTTCTTTACTGGAGCTGGAGCAGCAGGCTTTGCACCACTGTCAATCTCATCAACCAATCGCATCAACAAACCATACACGTGTTTCTTGTTGATTCGAAGAGTATTCATTTCATCTCTGATTTCTTGTCTGAGAGCTTCCATTATAATATACATAAAGGAAATATTATCTTTAAACATAATGATAGTCATAGGACCGACTCTTCTGAGTGGAATAGGGCAACATGCTAAGAAATACACAGAGATGTTCCCTGATTGGAAATATGTGGAAATGAGTGAAACAATACCCGAATGCGACAATGCGTTTATATTTGCGCTTCCTATTCAATTATGGTTTGATAAAATTATTGAATTAAAATCAAAGATAAAACATTTACATTGCATGACTGTATGCGAAACAGAAACTGTGCACGAAGACTATGGTAAATTATTTGATTTATTTGAACGAATTGCAGTTCCAAGTGAATTCTGTAAAAAAGTATTTTCGAGGCAATTTCCGAATAAGGAATTCTATGTTATACGTGCACATATACCACAACACGATGTGTATAGATTCTATCACATAGGAAATATAATGGACCAACGTAAAAATTTCAAGGATATACTTGAATCGTTTATTCGCCTGAATAAACCAAACGCAAAACTAATCGTAAAAGCTACATGTAATCAGCCAGTCAAAATAAACTTACCAAATGTAGAGGTAATAAATGGACTCATATCAGATGAAGAAATGGACAGAATACACAGAATGTGTGATTGTTATGTAAGTTTTTCAAGTTCAGAAGGTGTAGGAATGGGTGCAGTGGAAGCGGCAATCAGGGATAAACCAGTTATTATTACTGATTACGGTGCGGCACCCGAATACGTAAAAACACCGTATACAATAGAGTGCGGACTTCAAGAGCTGCAGAATGACGACTTCTTGTTTAAAAGGGGTATGCGATGGGGCAAACCTAACAAACAACAACTCGCGGAATTTATGGAAGACGTGTATGAGAAACGATTGAGATATATGGATCACTCACATACGAAACACATGGTGAGTAAGGAAAACGTCTCACAACAATTCATCGATGATGTAATTGGTAAGGAAAACAATGAGACCCGTGAGAATAGCACCTGAGGCGATCGCACCCTTTTGAGCGATTAACATGGACACGATATCATCGACAAATCCAACGTTTGTTGGCTTCTTTACTGTATCTGGGACAATCTTGGCGATAGCTACATAGAGAGCCATTGCTATTACAACTGGACGAAGTGTCTCTTGGTCTAACATTTATAGTACACTAATATTTTATCTTCGGTTGATGTTTTTTGCAGAAACCGCCACATGTAGCCTTAAATCCACACGGCTTTCCAGCCAAAGTCGTTGCTCGACAAGTGTGTACCGTGTGTCTTTTTTCTACAATTCGCTCAGGCTCTTTGTCTATGACTTGAATGATTCTACTTTGTTTGTCTTTTTTGAGTTGTGCATACTTTTGCTTCATCTTCCAGGTTGCGTTTGCGAGTTTCTTGCATCTATCAGTAGGTGAATTCACCCGGTACATGCGCATGGCGTCAGTGAGGCACTGTTCGTAGGACATCTTTAGAATGCTTTGATTAACAAGGTGGTGGGGGCTGACTTAGGTTAATTATACTTAATAGAAAACCAAACAGCTAATGTGAATCTATTCGTTTTTGTCGATATTTCATTTACACCGTGTACATAACCAATATGAGATGGAAACATTACCAATTTACCTTTTTTTGGTTCAATCGTTATACCAAGTTTAGGGAAATATGTTTCTCCACCTTCATAATCATCATTGAGATATAAAATAGCTGAATAAACTCTAGATACACAATAATCGTATGCACGACCAGTTGTAATGTCTATGATGTCACAATGTGGATCCATCTTCTGACCATTATACCATGTAACAACTGATGAATAATCAACAATCAAATCCTCTTTGTATACATCCCTTGCTTTAAGTAAAATTTCATTGGCAATATCTTTAGCAGTATCTGTGGGAAAGTGTTCTACATTTCTAGACCTATTAGCAAAGAAATTTTGTTCCTTTTCAGCTTCTATAGTTGGTGTATATTCAATTTCTTTTACTATAGTATCGCACAGTTCACTAGACACGAAATCTTCTATCTCTACTAAATTACTCATGTATACTATAATATACATGTTTCTTTAAATATTACAATCATACCAATTTTAAATTGGTGTGTTTAAATTATAATCAAAGACCCCTGCCTTTGTTTTTAAAAAATCGCTTAAGTGGAAGTCTCGTTTATTAAAAGTAAGGTATAAAAACATGGGTCGGGTTATAAGTAACGATATACATGTTTCATTTGTATATGATGCGTCACAACTGAAACTTAAACTCACGACGTATGGCGAAGAAGCTCGTGAAAAATTCATCCGAATGTCCGCTAAATATGGGTTTAATCCACATGTTTTCCGCGTTGAAGTCGAAGTGCGTGCGAGTGGTAAGACAGCTGGTATGACAGATACGTACTATTATGGAGAGGGTAAGAGGTTTCGTTCATTAAAGGAAATTGAGAGATTTTATAATCCGATACCAGTATCTGATGAAGATATAGAAAGCTATATTATGTCTAGGTACTTTTCTAATTTTGACTCGGTTATAAGATACACGATCAACCTGTGTGAGCCATCTGCCGCCCGATCTGGAGTTCAGCCGGATATATTTCCGTTTATTGAAGGTGCACACGTAGTCACACATTTCGATTCAAAAGGGAATCGCAGAACCATGTGTATTCACCCATGTAATTCGGGTATCAGACATTATGGCCGCGTGGGGTGGCAACATGCATATGCTTGCAGATGCCCTATGCATATAAATTCTAGTTACTGGAGACGCTTGACCTCCAAGGTTCTTTCAGACAGACAAAATTTTTTAAAATATAAAAATAACAATTACATTGAAACTGTCATAGGAATGACATACGATAAATATTTGATATATATGAGAGATAGATTTGTTTCTACATTTCAGGGTATTTTACCAGAACATGAATTCACTTTAACCCCCGAAAAACTCATAGAATCAAAATATGTTATCGATGAGTTCCTACCTCGATGCTACGGTAAGAAATTCAAAAACAGAAATGACATTTCTATTTTTTTGGCTAAAATATTTAATTTTAAAAATACACAATATCTCATTAGAAACAAAGACCATGCGGTAACTTTGGGGGTTGATGTAAATGAAAATAGGTACTTGATCAACGATTGTAAGAATGGGTCAATCTTGTCAGATGCACTTGAAAATTTTGAAAAAATAGTGCCTTCCGACGCAGCCGTGGCGTATTTCAATGACGTTGTAATAAAATTCGGTGATTGATTCGACTAAAGACCCCCACCTTTGTTTTTAAAAAATGGCTTAAGTGGAAGCCTCGTTTATTAAAAAGTAAGGACAATGAGCGAAAGTATCCAAAAACTCACACACGTGGAACATATATTGAAGAGACCAGACTCATATGTTGGTCCTGTGTCTCGCGTTGGTGAGCAGTATTGGGTCAAGGAAGGTGATGGATTTGAAAAGAAAACAGTCATCTATGCACCAGCACTTCTCAAGATTTTTGACGAAATTCTTGTTAATGCGATCGACCGTAATTCACTCTATCCGAAACAGGTAACGTCAATCTCAGTCAACATTGACCGGGAGAAAGGTGAAATCAGTGTTGAGAACAACGGGCCTCTCGGGGGTATCGCAGTGAAGGAACACGAAAAGGAAAAGATTTGGAATCCAGAACTCACGTTTGGGCATCTTCTCACGAGTACAAACTATGATGATTCACAGCAGCGTGTTGTGGGTGGTAGAAATGGATATGGTGCAAAACTCACGAATGTATATTCGAGCAAATTCTCCATCAAAATTAAGGACTCTGAAAACAAGACGACATATACACAAGAATGGACGGATAACATGAAAACGTGTGGAAAGCCAAAGATGCGTAGTTACTCGGGGGCGACGTCGAGTGTCTGTGTGACGTTTACACCCGATTGGCCGAGATTTGGTATGACTGCAATGGATGATCATATCTTCAAAATCTTTGAGAAGCGTGTTTATGACGCAAACATCTGTACGACACAGGGGTGTAAAGTCAAGTTTCAAGGTGAAGCGCTCCCGAAGACGGCATTCAATGAATATGCTAAAATGCACACAAAATCAGAC